ACTTGAAGCTGAGCAAAAGATTAAAGATATGATTATGGGTTACGAAGCAGAGATGCAAAAGCAAGTAACTGAAAGGTGGTCTATGGATATGAAATCTGATTCTTGGCTTAGTAAAAATATAAGACCTTTGGTTTTAATATTTTTAGTAGTATGCACTATGTTATTAATATTTGTTGATGCTGGTGTAATAAAATTTGAAGTAAAAGACACTTGGGTGGATCTTTTGCAATTAGTATTAATAACTGTGATTGGTGCTTATTTTGGCGGTAGATCACTAGAAAAAGTAAAAAAATAAAATTATGGGATACTTTACAGTAAGAATAGCTCCTGATATAGTAGATGGAGATATATCTAAATTAATAGCGTCTAACAAAACGGATGCGCCTTTTGCAAACGGTGATATACTTTTTGATTGGCAACCATTACAAGTTCCAAAAGGAAGTAATAAATTAGTTAGTATATCAGGCTACATGATGGGCGAAGATGGTGGCACTCAAACAAACGCTGATATAGAATTTATATTTGCAAAAACAATCGACGGCGTAGCACCGTCAACTCTTGGTGAAGAAAATGCAGCTCAAACAGCTTGCTTTGAATTACCTTTGCATATTATTGGACATGCTAAAGTTGAAGCAACTGCAAGTGCTACTATAGGTGCTGCTTTTGGAGATACGTTTAGTTCTGGTTTTCAAGGCGCTGCTAACGGATATACAACAAATTTAGTTTTAGAAGGTGAACCTGATAGCGGTCAAAATGTTGGTTATGATGTTATATATGTAGCTGCGTTTGTTGGGGCTGCGGTTGATTTTTCAACTGGAGTTACCTCTGGAGCTGTTAGTGCTGATAGCGCTACTGATATAACAGTAAGTGCCGTGGATGCTAGAGCATGTTTTCAAAAAGGTGATATAGTATATGTTCACGATCAAGACACGGCTTTAGGTGTAGTGTCATCAGTACCTGATGCAACGTCACTTATACTAACAGCGAACAATGCTGTAGCTATAGAAAATACTGATGAAATAATGAACGCCACCCCAATAAAAATAGTATTTGGATTTGAAAAATAAAATAAATTAAATTAACTTAAATTAAATAAAAAATGGCAAAAACAAAAAAGGATGAGATGATAGATCTCAAGCCTGAAACAATCAATAAAGAGCATCTAACAGAGATGCAAACACTCGTTAGCAGAACAAATGAAATAACAATGCAGCTAGGTAGGTTTGAAGCATCTAAGCATACATTGTTACATCATCTAGCTGGCGTAAACGACGAGATGGTACTACTAAAATCAAAATTACAAAAAGAATACGGCACGGATGACATTAATATAATGGATGGTGCTATAAACTACAAAGAAAATGGCGAAGCTGATAAGAAAGATTAGTGTAGGTAAAGACTACAAAAACGATGCCATGCATTACTCTGTAGGACAGGAAGTTTACGGTGGACATACTATTTGTGATATATTAGAAGAGAAAGATAAATACTCTGTTTATATTAAAAAAAATAAAGATGTATTACCTTGGAAAGACTTCAATAAAAACATGGCTGTATCTGTAGAATATAACTTAGAGTACTAATGAAAAGCGTTTACAACTTTGTTGTAAAACCAAAAGGAAAAAGATATAATAATACTAAAGATATAGATGGTGTAGAGTTAATACTAAATACCGATGTATCTAATCATAAGCACACAAATAGAGAAGCTGTAGTTATATCAGCACCAATCATTGGGGATACTAACATAAAGCCAGGCGATACCGTTATAGTACACCACAACGTTTTTCGTAGGTGGTATAATGTAAAAGGTATAGAGAAAAATAGTAAGTCTTATTTTAATGAAGATACTTATTTTATAACACAAGATCAAATCTTTTTATATAAAAGAAATGATAAATGGATAGCTCCAAAAGGTTATTGTTTTGTAAAACCTTTAAAAGCAATAGATCAATTTAATATTGAATCTGAAAAACCTTTACAAGGTGTTGTTAAATATTCAGACAGCACGGTAGAGGTTGGTGATCTAGTTGGTTTTAGACCAAATAGTGAATATGAGTTCGTCGTTGATGGCGAAAGACTATATCGAGTTTTATCTAATTTTATTACAATTAAATATGAATATCAAGGAAACGAAGAAGAATATAATCCAAGCTGGGCAGAAAGCAGTAGATGAGTTAATTAAAGTTGCTAAAGAGCCTATTGTGGATTCGGACGATGATATATCAGCAGATAGACTTAAGAACGCAGCAGCTACTAAAAAACTAGCTATATTTGACGCATTTGAAATACTTAACAGAATCCAAGAGGAAGAAAATCTACTTGAAGGTAGAACACCTGAAAAAGTAGAAAAGAAAACTTTCAAAGGATTCGCAGAAGGAAGATCCAAATGATATACGAGCAAAGTTTAGTTAAAACAATAGAACCGATTAAACGCACGACTATAAGTCGGCTTAACAAATCTAAAAAATGGAAATATGGATACAATAAAGAAAATGATATCGTGGTTATCTCTAAAACTGGAAAAATTGGAGAAGTGGTTGAAATCCAAGGTTTGCAGATTGGCCTGCCGCTGGAACCAAAAGGAGTGTACATGCACCCCAAAAATAAATGGGTAAAACTAGATCAACCAAAAGAACTTTCAAGATTAAAAAATATATTTGATTGGAGAGGTTATCCAGAAGAACAAAAAGAACAATGGTTTGATTATATAGACGAAGAGTTTATAAGAAGAGATGAAGGGTTTTGGTTTACGAACAATGGTAAACCAACATACATAACAGGTGCACACTATATGTACTTACAATGGAGTAAAATAGATGTTGGTGCTCCAGACTTTAGAGAGGCAAACAGATTGTTTTATATATTTTGGGAAGCTTGCAAAGCGGATACCAGATGTTACGGTATGTGTTACTTAAAGAACAGAAGATCAGGGTTTTCGTTCATGTCATCTGCAGAAACAGTTAATTTAGCCACTATTTCAAGTGATAGTAGATATGGGATACTTTCTAAAACCGGTGCTGATGCTAAAAAAATGTTTACAGATAAAGTCGTTCCTATATCGATTAACTATCCTTTCTTTTTTAAACCTATACAAGATGGTATGGATCGTCCAAAGTCCGAATTGGCTTACAGAGTTCCTGCTAGTAAGTTTACAAGAAAAAAAATCACGGCAAACGAGAAACTCGAAGACATACAAGGATTAGATACAACTATTGATTGGAAAAACACTGGAGACAATAGTTACGATGGTGAGAAATTAGCACTACTAGTACATGATGAAAGTGGTAAGTGGGAGAGACCTGATAATATATTAAATAACTGGAGAGTTACAAAAACTTGTTTAAGATTAGGTAGTAGAATTATAGGTAAGTGTATGATGGGATCAACATCTAACGCTTTAGATAAAGGAGGTGATAACTTTAAAAAACTTTACAATGCAAGTGATGTCACAAAACGAAATAGAAATGGCCAGACAAAATCTGGTTTATACTCTTTGTTTATCCCAATGGAATGGAACTATGAAGGATTTATTGACGAGTACGGAGTTCCAGTATTTACTACTCCTGACAGGGATGTGTTCGCACCAGATGGTGAGTTAATAGATGTAGGTGTTGTAGATCACTGGCAGAACGAGGCTGATGGTTTAAAGGGAGATCAAGATGCTTTAAATGAATTTTACCGTCAATTCCCTAGAACTACAGAACACGCGTTTAGAGATGAGACTAAAAATTCTATTTTTAATCTCGTTAAAATATACGAGCAAATAGATTACAACGAAGAAATGTCCAGAACTCTAGGAATTACTCAGGGTAATTTTCAATGGGCTGGAGGTATTAAAGATACACAAGTAATATTTTATCCAGATCCAAAAGGTAGATTTAAAGTTAGCTGGGTTCCACCTCAGCAATTACAAAATAGAGTGGTACTTAAAAACGGTGTAAAATACCCTGGTAATGAACACATGGGAGCATTTGGTTGTGACTCTTATGATATATCAGG